CCAGTCTCAAGTGCGCGTTCGATTGCAGAGTAGTCTATCCTACCCCGAGCTTTGCTAAACAAAGCCAGAGAAATATCTTCCAAGCTTTTGGGGTTCAACCTGCCACCAGACTTATCTTCCTTTTTCACAAACTTGCCAATCGTCGAGTGGCTCACCAGCCCACCGATTATCACAGAGATCTGTCTGTTCGAGAACAAATCATACTCCGCAATCTCCTGTATCCTCAACGCCAGCAAATCCGAGCTGATCCTTTGTGCGTTGTCACGCAACCAGATCGCTTCGTTTATTGCGTAAAGCCTTTGCTCTTGTCCCATTTATGTCAACTCCAAAAATATTTTCTGATTCTCCATCTTTACATTTAGTCTTGCTTGTGAGCGTAGCGCCTCAACCATCTCGTCGAACTCACGCTTGCGTTTGTTTGAGAACTTCTTGTAAGCCTCTTCGTAACGCATGCGCCCACCCTTTGACAGAATGACAGCCTCGAGGTTGTCAACCTCTCTCTGCCACTCTGACGCTGAGATTGCGCCAGCCATGCGGATAAGGTTCTTGAACCAGCCCTCGCAATAGCTGATAGCAATCAGCATGTGCTTGATCTGAACTTTCTCGGACCGGTCGTGCATGGCCAGAAGAACCGCTATCTTCCACACCGACAGGGCGAGTCGTTGACGCGACGGCTCAATCGATTCCTCACTTGAGTGGCCGTGAGTGAAGTCACCCATCTCCCACTTGAACTGGTTGAACCGGTCCAAAGCTTCTTTCTCCATGAAGATCGGCCTAGGGAACACGCCACCTTTTTTCTGCCACCAAAGCGCACTGTCATAGAGCGAGCGTGTCAGGTTCTCCATCTCGGTATCCTGAACCCTCGTCTCGTATTCGTCAGCTTGATCAAGGTCTTCGCTCTCACGAGTTCGTTCCGGTGCGTCAGCGACAACGTAAATGAAACGCGCCAAGAAGCCGCTACGGAAATAGTCCACAGTCAGGATCTCAGCAACCTTGCTAGTGATACCCATCAAATACATAATGAAGTTTGTCTCGGCACGTTCAGTCTGGATAGCCTTAGCACCGTTTTGTGCACCGGTTGAGCGCAACATTACAGGCACACGCCCATCATAAAGCTCGGTGTATTGGTCGGCAGCAGCAGCCATGTAGGTCTTGGTGACAAACTCCTTAAACAAACCCTGCACTTCATCTCGGTGGAACAGCGAAGTCATTTTGTCTCGCCCCGAGAGGTGCTTGACCAAAGCTTCGCCTGTTGCGTTGGAGCCGATATCGATCTGGTAGCCGACATACTTTTCGTATGCAGTAATCATCCGCAACATCAAGCTACGGCTTGTAGACTTACGGCTACGAGTTGTCTCACCCAACAGCATGAACCAAAGGTTCAAGCCCATGCGCCCATACTTTGGTGCGGCGCACCCAAGGTCGCTGTATACAGATGAGAGTATTGTGAACGCTCCGGCCTGCTGATACTCAATAGCACCATCGGTTTTCTTGCCAGCCCAAGCAACATACTCGTCAACAAAAGTTGGCGACGCTTTAACAATTTCGCGCTCGCTGTCTGTCAAAAAGTTGACAGCCTTTTCGGTTTCTTCTTCAACCTGCAGAGGTTCGACAGTGACGCTCTCAGTTGTCTTGAACATGTTCTGTGCACGTTGCACCTCACGCCAAAGATCGCCGTCAGCGTCAGCTCGCTTTGGCCGGTCTGGGCGGTGATACTTGTTGCACTTGGCGTGTCTGGCTACAACGAAAACTTCGTCAGCGGTCAGGCCCGCGCGAAACAGCTCCAGCTCCAGCTTCCAAATAAGTTTAGAAAGATCTGAGTTCGGTGTTGGTTCGTCAAGGTAAAGCGACAAGATCTCACGGTTACTTGAAACCTTGGACAGCACGTTCATGACGGCCGGAATGTTCTCGGGCATTGGTGCGTCTGACAGGTCAAGAATCTTATCTACCACAACATCCTTGTAGGCTTCTTCCATCTCCTGAATTGAGAAGATAGTGCCGTTAGTTGTGGCGGTAACAGGTTGCGCCTGACCATACTTAAGGTTGCTTGTGCCAGCCACACGAAGAAGCTTTGTTGGATTCCAGCCCGACACATCACAGCCCTGATCCCTGTGGGCGTAAGCAATCTGCTTAGCAAGCAGGGCAACACGTTGTGGGTCTTGCTCGCCATCGAGAACCCAATAACAGTGCCAACGATCCTTAGAGGTTTCAACAGAAATGCTTGGTTGAATTCTGAAGTTGCTCGGGTTACAGGTGTCGGCATCAGCATAAACAACCGAGACAGTCTTGGCGTTCTCACGAATGCGACGCTCTTCATAGTAAAGGATCGGTGAGTAGTAAACGTCTTCGGTTGTGCGCTCGCTAATGTATGCGAGCATGTTGTCAAGTTCGTCAGGGTAACTGTAAAATTTTTGCACAGTAGGAACGCCCTTGCCGTCTTTCGTGACAAGCGTGGCGTAGCCTGCGCCGCTACCAAATATTGTTTCTAAAAAATCTTTTGCTTCCACTTTTCTCCTTAGTTACGTGGACTAGCAGAGAATCGAACTCTGGTCTTGCTGCTTCTCCCTGAGAGTTTTAGTCAACAATCGACACCATTCCTAGCCCTAGGCGGTTGCAGAAGAAGTGAATCGATCTTACGAGTGATGCCATCTGCAACCTAGTGCCCTGAGCGAGAGTCGAACTCGCTACGCCAGAAAGGAGAAGAAACGAACGCAACCATTCAGGGCTTGTGGCCAGTTTAAAGACGTGGCCGGGTCTGCCCATTTAGAACGTGCCCCAAAGCCCGTCCGTTGACGCTACAGGCGTTGCACCCATAGCGGCTAGGTTAGCTGCTCCGCCGGTGGGCTGGGCGCCCTTAGCGAAACCTGCAACGTTGTTGTCGTCAGCGCCATCCTGATCCTTGACAATGGTTACCTTGACAGCAATTGGCTTGCCAGAAAGCTCGTCAGGGGTCGGCACAGTGAACTGGCCGTCTTTCATGTCGTAACCCAACGCACCAAAGAATGCCTGAGTCTTCCAGAAAGCCTTACCAGTGTAAAGCGGAACATAGGTGAACAAGCGACGGTTCTCATACTGCCCCTCGGCAATGCGGAACTGCAACTTATACTGCGGCTTTCCGGCGTTGTCGCCAGACTTGACCTGAGCCAACTCAACATTGAAAATTGTTGCGTTGTAAGTTCCAGCAGGAACTGCGGCATACGAACCAGTGTTCTGCGAGAGATCCGCAGACGTGATGTTAATTGAAATACCCATGTTAGGCGTTTCCTCCATTGATCTTATCGATTATTTTCTTCATGCTCGGGTCAACCAGACGGCCTGGAAGTCCAAAGCGGTTACCTGAAACAAGGCGCTCAGAAGACTCCATGTAAAGGACACGGTGCAATACACCCTTGTCGTCTACTTCAGCGCCCATGTAAGCAATGATATCAGGAATTGATGGCAGAGTATTCTTGGCCGAGCCCGGAAGCAACGGAACAATCTTTACTGCGCCAGTCTGGTCGTCCTTGTCGTCCTGTGCGTGTGCCACAAGGATCGAAAGGAACGGTGCTGAGTGAAGTTTGCGAGTCATGTCAGTGACCCACTCTTTCAAGTCGCCCCACTTGCCAAACTTGTTGTTCTTGTTCTCAGGCTTCTCGCCAAAGAACTTCTCGGCACGATCCATAGCAACTCCAAGAGTGTCAATGATAACAGTCTTGTATTTGTTTGGTGTGCTGATGAGACTCTTAACAACCGAGTCGAACTCCTCGTGGCTCTTGACGTTGATCACATCAACATCTTTCCAGTCACGAGCAATTGCCGACGAACCACCCTCAGTGTCGATAACCAACACCGGTGATAGCTCTGCAACTTCTGAAGCAGAAGCTGCGAACCAAGACTTGCCACGCTTTGGGTCACCGTAAACCAGAATGGTCTTTGGTGCGTTCAGCTGTGAAGCCTTTGTAACGAACTGCTCAAACGGCAGTTTTGGGAATTCACCCATTTTATCTTCCTCCTTAGAAGATTAGTTTAACTCTTTGGATCTTCGTTGTCAAGATGTTCTTCAAGAAATTTTTCCATTTCTTTCCTTAACCTTATCGCCTTGACCATGCGGTAAACAGAGAACGTAATGAAGTAAGACATTAGAACCAACAGCGTGGCCCTCAATCCCTCACTCGCTACCTCTCTTGCGGATAACCATAGTATCACACCTACGGTGATTCCCACAAGTGTTCTCACCAGCGTGGCGAGAAGTATGATACTGATATTAATCTGCATCTAGCACCTTGCAGTTGAAGCAGAAAGGCTCACGCTCAAAGCTCTCAAGGTCACGTCCAGCCTGCAGATCCGACCAGATGGAGACCAGCCTGTCCCACATCGAAACCGCAAAGGTTTCGTCGTAAGGGAAAGTCCAGTCCCACACGTCAGGGTCGTATGTGCCGTCACGGTTGATGAATACAAGACTGCAGCCATCGACCTTGATGCCGCCGGCGTTCAAGCCCCAAGCGTAAATCTGCGCCTGAGCAAAATACTTCTTGAGAGTGTAACTTGACTCCTCATCGTCTTTCAGGCCGTAAATGACGTTCTGAAGCTTCTTGCTCTTGTCGCGCTTGCTGGTCTTCCAGTCGATCAGGTGGTTGCCGTTGACCAGCACAAGGTCGGGCTTCGACTTGATAACGCCGTAACCCTCCAGCTCGCCAAGGGTAATGGTCTGCTCAATTAGCGCACCATCGAACTCGGGGAACTCCGACATGTCCGACAGCGGAATGCGTGTCTCCAAGAACTCGTGAGTTGCAGTGCCGAGCTTAGCGCCCATCCAATACTTGAACTCGCCAGACGACTGCCCCATCAGCTTCTTAGCCAAGTGATACTCGCAAGGGTCTGAGAAGTCAGAAGCGCCGATCTTCTTTTGCTTGTCACGAGCAGACTCCTGCTTAAACAAACTCAAAGACAGGTCTTTGATTCTATCGCTTGTAATCATGTTTCTCCTTAAAATAATTTGTCTTGTGTTCCGAAGTTAATGCCACCCCAGATACCGTCGTCCATCTCTGCCGCAACAGCGTAATCATAACACTGCTTTAGCAGAGGACAACCATAGCACAGGGCTTCTGCATCATCATCCGATATTGAGACACGACCGTTTTGGTCTTCTTTCTCAAGCCCCAAGCCATCATAGTCCATATAAAAATATGGGTTATTCAGGCAAGGGTATATTGGAAACTCATCAATCGCCAACAGCAACGTAAGATACGCTTTGTTAGCTTTCGGTGTCATTCCAACATAAACCGGCTGATACCTCTCATGGGTATAGCCAGCCACTACTTATCTGTTTTCTCAAAAGCTAGGCGTGTGATCTCTTCAGAGGCCAACAGAACCGCAATCGGTGCAGAGGCAGTAATAAGAACACCCATCCATGCACGATAGTCTAGCAGAGAACCATCCCAAAAAGCAATGGTGTGTGTGACGTTAGCCATGACGCTCACCAAAGCAAAGCCGAGAAGCCCCACAGTTGTGCGCCAAGTAGATTCGCCACGTGCCTTAAACACAATCAAAGAGATCGTGTAAGCAATGATTGCGGCATCGATAAACAAAGCTGGAAGCCACTGCAAAAACTTTGGCAAACCAGTCCAAGCGGACACCTCGTAGATACCACTGAACGACACAGCAAAAGATGAGATCATCAGCAAAGCAACCATCGCCACAGCGGTAAACAGAACCGGCATAGCATCAGGGTCAATTCTCGTAGACTTCTTCATCTTTACAGGCTCAGCTTCCGCCTCAACAATAACAACAGCTTCTTCCATCACATCTTCCTCATCAATAAATTCGTGCTTAATCTCATTATATATCGGTTCAAAGCCCACGACTTCATTCCTCATTCCTCAAAATCCTAACCAAAGTTTGCAAAAGCTCTTTGCTCCAAGGCGCATCGCCTTTGGCATAAAAGTCAAGCATCTCTAACCCACGATCCAAAGCTTTCAACCGCCCCCGAGTTTCCACAAACTTCGCAAACTCAACAGGTGTATACTCCGGCGGGTTGAGCTTTCCCTCAATCACCCATTCAGTATACTCCTGCAAAAGCTCAATGTCAACACTTGTTTCAACGCTTTTTATCTCGCCACTTTGTGGGTCAATGAACTCATAACTACTCAACGTCAACCCTTTCGTAACTGAAAATCT